GTCGCGAGACGCAACACGAGCTAGCATGTTAAGACATTCATCAGAGAGACCAGAGGAGAAATCAGAATCTAAGAGCCAAGTGGCATATCCAACGAGCAAAGACGTAAAAGCCTCACACTCAGTGTGAGGGACGTCAGCTACGATGTCATAGACAGAGGCAATGCAGGAACAGACAGGAAGTTTATCTTTCGACTTCTCAAGTAAACGAGATAAAGATGTGTACAATTTACCAAACCTAGGTAGTCCATAGTAATGTCCGTTAGCTTTGAAAAAGGTGGAACCTAAAAATTCAAGGCCGGAGACATCGTTCCCAAGTTGAACAAAAAACTGGGACGCTTTGACGCGAACGCCAAAATCACCATAAGCTTCCGTGACGAGTGCTTTAAGCTCGTCACTGGTTAGTCTAAATATACTATTATCAAGTGAACCGAAATTATCATCACCATAAAGGGAGAACTTCGTGTAACGGAGAACTTCTTCATAGGAAAGAATCTTCCCGAACTTTCTCCACCCAATTAGTAGAACCAAATAAAATGCAATAATAGTGTGACCCCAACAGTTGTCGGTGGTCGTGGTATCAGAACCGGAGCGATTACCAACATTATTCACGTGCAACAATGAACCGTCCGGCATACATAAGTATGCAGACTGTATATTGTCGCGAACATATTGGAACGCAGGGGACTTAGCCGCGTCACCTAAAAAGTAGGCACGCTGATCCCAAACCGAAGGCATCAATGAAAAAACACGATCCCATCCAGAACCGTCAGAAGTAAAATGGAGGTCAAACTTAGAATGATGTGTAGCAAGACGGTTAAGTCCGCCATACTGTTTCACGAACCCATATCTAGACCAAAAAGTATCATAAGACTCACAATGAGCCTTAAATCTTTCATTTTGATCAGAAGTAAAGATTTTTTGAGTTAACAAAAAATCAGTGGGAGGGGAAAAGATAGTACGAATTTTACCATCATTAATAACATCTTCCTTGGGTAAAAACTCTTTTTTATCCAAAACGGAATAAATGGGTAAGTAATGGGCATCTGTATAAGCCTTAAATTCAGGGTGCATAATTGCATCAAGTTTAGTTTTACAACCAAGCTTCTGCCAGATAATACCTGGGGAGGTAGTGGCATTATATTCGACATCGCGAGTAAGCTTTGAACGTGCCATTACTGGCGCGAACATCCTCAAAGAATATTTCTTTGCGACATCAAATAGTTGCTCCTTCTCTGCACCGTGAGGGAGAGTAGGAGTAACATCACACTTAAGAATACTTTTTACAAAGCTTTCTTTAGTACGAGGAGCTTGGATATGAGAAACCAAATTATCTACGTCGATACCGACGTCACGACAATAGTCTTGAAACAAAGGGCACTTCCTGTCATTAAGATCTTCAGACTTATAAGTAGTCTGAAGCTTAGAACAGCGCCCCAAAACTTTAATGTTTTTCAAATCCTTAGAGAGTTGGGAGAATTGCAAATTAGATAAATCAACAATAGGTGGAAAGTGGAGAGAATGGGCTTCACGAGTGATAGTTTCACGAGCCTCACCGGGACTCATTACTGAAAATCCCAGGGTTTAAGGACGGATCCCATCTCACTGAACAATGCCTGAAACATATTAAAATTGCCAGAAGTACCAATATGAATACCAACGCAATGGTTTTCACCATTGACAACAGCACTACCACAAGTGCCCAGAGTCGAGTTGCAACGATAGGACCAAGCGTTTCCGCTATTATATCCTTTCATCACGCCCGAAACAGAGCGGAAAAGATGACCAGTACTAGATTCAGGACGGACCATAGAAACTTGACCTTTGTCAGAAGCCTTAAAAAAAACGTTTGAAGCGAGAGGATAAGCTTTTGCCAATCTCGTTAGTTCATCACAACGTGAGAAAACGACATCAGCATCAGGATCATCCAGGCACAACCATTTTGTTTGAGGTATAACAACGGTAACTATGCTCGTCCTTGAATTAAAATACAAGGTTGAATCTTTATGATGTGATAAGTAATGTTTTGGTACAACAATATGTATACCAGAGTCAAATTTAACAAGGGAAGCACAACATTCATGCTTCTTAACCGCTTCAGGAAACGATGAAGGTTTCACTGTAGTAATTAAGAGAACGTCGCACACATCTTGTGTAACAGGGATATTAAGTGATCCCATGATAGCCTCTTTCTGATAATCCACTTTCACCTTTTGGGTGGAAACCCCGCTAAATATCTTCATATTAGAACGTGTATCGGGTTTAGAGTTATCAGTAGTTTCATTTTTCTTAGTGGTTTTCTTTCTTCTATTTTGCTTCTTCTTAACGGGTTCAGAAGAAGTCTTTTCAGTCTCAATGTTATCCTGTTTTACACCAGACTCTTTTACAAAAGTCGATGCAAATTTGTCATCAAAAGAAAATTTTGGTGATTGCTCATCCTGTTTGAATTCAGGCATCTTACGATCATAAACCTTTTTCTGGGTTTTTGTCCAATTATTGAAAACTTTAAGGTGGTCATAAGACAAACCTTTTCCCTTTTTACGGGGATCAGTTTTATCAAATAAACGAGCTTCTTTGACAATATCAAGCGTAGACGAATCTACAATTGAATAAAAATCGCGGAAGGTACAATAAAGTTTATTAGGTTCTTCAGTTTGTACAAAACGTACATCAGCTTTACCTAATATAATCAAAGATTTAACAATAGCCAAAGACATTGGAAGGGGATCGTTTGTCTTTAACAGATTAAGGGTGAATGAAAGTGGGTGAGGCCCAGCAAATTCAACCGGGGATACAGCAGTGGTACTAATTCCAGCTGCGCGTAATATATCAGCAGGATTCCCGGCGTGGGAGTCTGTTGACACGTTAGCTTTCGCTTCACTATAATAGTGAATCTCATAATCAGATCGATCAGGACCCTCGAATTTATCCAAATAGTCATCGGTGTCGAAAACTAATGGTTCATCGAGTTCCCATTCAACCCAACCAGCTTGGTCAAGGTACCATTCAAAAAAAGCGCTATCGATTTCGCCATTATCGCGAGCATCTCTAAGCTCACGAGCGTATTCGAACGTCTCTTTTTGACTTCTATTACCGGTAACCCGCTTTTGACGGCGGTTTTTACCCTTGCCTTCAGGGATGTATGTCTTGCAAGAAGTATAAAACATATTCAAATAAATCATCAAAAAACCTTGAATTCCAATGAATTCTTCATCCGTCAAACTTATCGTTTTAGCAACACGTGAAGATACGCGTAACACGTAATCTTTCACATCAGAAGAGAACATTGTGTTTCTAGGCACAACGTCCTTAATGGCTTCAACCAACACTTTCATTTGTGCTTTAGAAAATTTGTAGGGGGCTACAAAATCCTTACAGCAGTAAGAAATGTTAGTACGCAACCAAGCAACTGAATCGCTGATAGAACGAACTGTTTTTGGGAGAACAACTCCAAGTGGTGCCAACGAAGTGGCGACCACAGGGTAATCAGATTTTTGAAGTGATTCAAATATAATTTTTGACCTCCTGTCAGAAGCAAAACCCTTATAGGCCGGATAAATCCGGAAATAAAAGAAGTATAACAGAGTGAGAAAAGTTAGAAGAAATAGTGGATGGAAAGTGAAATTAACAAACACATAAATCAAAAAAAAAAATGGGGAACAGGCCATGGCTAACAAGTCATGGAGCCACTCACTAAATGCTGATTGTGATAACATTACCGAGGCCACTCGCATATAAATATCAAGCCAAATACCGACTGGAGTATCGACATCACAACTGTGGCAAAACATAAAGCTTACCAAAGATGGAGCAAAACTGAAGTCAGGAACGGTCGAAGTCAAGTGTGCAAAATTTGCAACCAATTGTCCGGCCTTTAGGGGTGACATATCGCAGAGATAGAACGGTGTAGCATTAGCGGGATTACTCAACATAAGTTGAAAGTTTTCCTGGCCAAATTCCGTAGTAGGAAAGTACGAGTTGCATTTGGGTGCAACTCGCACGATTTTGTTTAAAACATAATAAGAATTTACGCCAACCGACACAATAAGTGCCAGAAAGAGTAAAGGTAATAAAGCGAAAGCAAATAATTTTAGACAAGCTTTAACATTAATGTTTAAGCTCTTCTGTTTAATGCAATCGAATGCAGTACCAG